AGTGACTTATGCCGCGAGTCACAGAGGATACGCCTGTGGTCCAATCCCAAGACATAACCTCTCTCACTAGCTTTGTGTACTGCTTCCAACAGCTCTTTAAGACCTGGGATGGCATTGACATAAGCTTCACGGATCTCCTTTCCTTTTTTACGTTTCTGTTCATCTGATAATTGTTTGTCGTAGGCTTGGCCTATGCGTTGATCACCCGCCCCATAAAGAAAGGCATAAGTGACCGTTTTTACTTGAGATCTACTAATCCCGATTTTGTCAGCATTTTCTTGATGAATGTCTCCTCCGATAAGCACCTCTGCATATCTTCCTTTGTCGTACCTGGCGAGATAGTGAGCCAACATACGGAGTTCAATGCCAGAAAGATCAGCACCGCACATAGTAAGCATAGGTTCGCAACTAAACAACCGTCTGAATCTTTCATCACTAGGCACCTGTGCCAGATTGGGTTTACGATGGGCGCATCTAAATGTAGATGTAGCTACTGAACAGTGGTGATGTATTCTACTAGACGTCGTAACAAGCTTCTGCCATGCGTTGACGCCTTCGGATATCATCCCTAACTGCTTCGTCAGATCCAGTAGTTTCAGAAATTGGAGAGCTATACCCGTCCCAATATCTTTCAGTACTGTTTCGTTGATTACTGGTTTCCCCGTCGAGGTCATTAATGAGGGAGTCCAGCCATAATGTGTTTGTAAGATCCATGCTATGTGGTCTCTGGATGTAGGATTTAAGTCTTTGAGCTTGGTGAATTCAGCACCAGCGACATAGCCTTTGGTCCTATTATCTCTCTTAGGAGTGAATAGTGATCCTTTAACGAAAGGATGCCTGTCTTGTAATATTGCACAAGTTTCTTCATACTCTTTTCTGAGAGTAGATTCAAGTTCCCGTGCAGCGCGTTCATCAAAATACCATCCATGGATCTCCTGTTCAGTTAAAATTTGTGCTACCTGATGTTCTAGTTTGATCCACTCAGGTAGGGGTGGAAGTGGTCGCATAGCTTTTTAGTAACAACGACATCTTGTATACAGTAATCTTCCATTTCTTGAGACCATGCAGACCAATCAGTAGTCTTACCGTAGTCTCCTTTAAGTTCACCTAATCGGTGACCATATGCCTCAAGGGAATGGCTTCCATACATTTTAGCAGGTATTTTACCTGAATTTTTATCTATATCATATAAGTTAGGATGATATAGCCTAGATAAGATAAGAGTATCAACGAGAATCCCAGTAGGATTAAACCAATTGTAGATGCTTTTAATAAGAGGTATATCATAGCCAATAATATTATGGCCAATGATGATATCCGCAGTTTCGAGCCACTGTAAGGCACGAACAACAGGTGACGACATACCTTTACCAGGGCATTGATCATTGAATGACTCCATGAGTTCTTCATCATGCCAATACAACGCGACACAAAATATATCTGTTGCATTATTCAGAAGTCCGTTTGCTTCCAGATCGAATACCACCGTCCCAGTGGTAGGTTTTGTCAACAAACTTGGCACGTTCTACTGCCTCTTTACTAGGTGGGTTAGGTTTAATTAGTTCAGCTTTTTTTGCATTATCCTTATTGAATTTATACCAAGGGTGTTCATAATGCTGATAAATATCAGAAGTCTGTTGTTGGGTTAAATTCGGGTTCAATTTCATGTTCATTAAATCTGCAGGTTTGCAAATCATAGCTTAAGTTGCAAGCTACCCCAACCTCGCCTGAATAGCGATTTTTAAGGACTCTAACAGTCGTAAGTTTTCGTACAGGGTCGGCCTGCTGATCGACTTCGAGGGCAACCACTTGATCGCTGATCTGAGCAATCGAGTGAGATCCTCTGAGACTGCTGAGGGTAACTCTTCCTCCTTCTTCATGACTGTGCTTGTCATTACTACCTCTTCTTAAATGTGATACTAGAAATAGTGAAATTCCGGTACGCTCAACTAAGCTACGAAGTCTAGTCATAGTCGTATCTATCATTCTTCTTTCATCTCCCTCTAATCCACTAAGTAATATACTTAAGTGATCGAGGAATATAACACGGCACTCCAATCCGGTCGCCATGTATTCGATTCTATTATAGATAAGATCTGGTTCAAAAGAACCAAAACCGTCAAAAAGATAGAGATTCCAATCGGCAATCGTGGATCCGAAAGCGGATTTAAGTTCTTCTTCATCAGGTTCTCCGAGTTGTAAGTTCTTTCCACACGCTGTGGACATTAATCCAAGGGCGGTTCTCCGGTTGCTTGCTTCAAGTTCCAGGATGCCAACATGTTCGCCTTTTTGTAATAAGTCAGTTGCAATGTGACGCATGATGCTGGTCTTACCGGATCCAGAGCCTGCAGTAAATGTGACAAGTTCGCCATACCGGATCCCGTGTAGTTTCTTATTGAGTCCGTCGAACGGGTATTCGTGGTCATGTGGTGCTTGCGGTGTAGTGACAATTTCGAGAAGAGTCTTTCCATCAATTATACCATCTGGTCTATATGGTTTAGCTTCCCAAATAGCCTTTCGTATAGCATCAGCATCACCAGCTTGTAAAGCTTCTGAGGGGTCTTTATAAGACTCCAGACGAGCAATTTTAGTCTTGCCTGGTGGTAAGATACTCGCAGCTTCTTCAGCTGCCTTACGGCCTGCTTCATCGCCATCAAAGAATAATACTATCTCATCATAGCCTTGAAACAATGGTACTTGCTTCTGAATATCCTTCTTAGCTGATGCTGCACCATGTGGTAAGGAGACCATAGGCCATCCTTGCATTGCCTCATAACAGCTGGCAGCGTCTAACTCACCTTCAGTAACAACAATACGTTTACCAGAAGTAGGAAAGAGATGCTGGCCAAATAAGGTATCAGTGGAAATTCCTTCATAGGTGAAAATTTTTCGTTTATTTTTTATCTTGACTCCTTGAAATAACCCATCCTTAGTAAAGTATGGAAAACGCAAGGTTTCCTCATGTCTAAATATCTTGAACTTTTCACAAGTTCCAATAGATAGTTTTCTTTTTCTGAGTGTTTGGGCGTGTCCGAGGAGTTCTGCATTGGTGGACATTTTCTTTTGACTGTGAATTATACCCTCAGCGGGTGTATAAGCATGACACACGAAACAGAACTTGTGACCATCAGAGTAAACTGAGTTTGCATCTGATGATCCACATTTATCACATGGTTCATGTGCCACAAATTCTGAATCGGTCATGGTGGTATTGTTAAAGTTGTTGTTCCTGCACCTTGCCACCAACCAGTTAATATATGTTTTCTGGTTCTAGGCGGGTTACCTCTATGCAAGTGAGTGAAACTCCCAGGCCATATTACTACCCTACCAGCTTTAGGTTGAACCTTCATCTCTTGGTATAAGAATTCAGTCTCACCTCCTTCAGGTACATCATTTAGATAGACCATCCAGGCTAGGAAACGGTTAGCAGTTATCCATCGGGAGTTTTCAGCATGCCAGCCATGGTAACCTTCACAAGGATCAGTTATTTGAAAACTTACTGTTGAACTAAATAATTTTCCAACTTGTTTTATGTAAGGATATTTAATAGAATATTCTTTGAGAACAGGTACAAGACAATGATTATTCAGTTCATTAACTAGTGATGTGTAGTCAGCATCTAAAGTAAAATGCTTATCCTGTCTATACTGGTCAGCTCGTGGACCAAAAACAACAGTATCAGAAATCTTTATTATGTTCTGACATATCTCATCAGGAATTACATCATCGTAAATACCTATGAATTTTTCTATTGTACCTTTCATAGTAACCATTCGAGTGGAATGTTATGGTATGAGGCCCAAGGTATATTATGACGCTCGCACCATTGAGCATAAGTTGTCTTGGACCTTTTATTAATTGTATTGTATGGTGCTTGGAATACCATCCGTAAATCTAAATCGGGATTGTCCTTCTTGACTGCAAGTATTTTGCGTCTATCTTTGGGATCCCAGTACCCTTTCGTTTCGATGTAGACCTGGTTAGGTAATACGAAGTCAGGGCAATAATGGTGCTGGATGGTATAAGCAATCCTGCTAGGCTCATATTCATATGACACTCCTAGCCCTTCAAGTAAGTCAGCGACTGACTCTTCAAGCTTTGATTTGAATTTTATCTTCCCCTCATGACGGGCTTTGATTTTAGCATAAGCTTTCTTAGCCCAATCAAGAGATTCAGAAGTCCTCGGTTTCTTCGACATTTTCGGTGGGTGTTGTGAAACCACTTGTAGTACCGAATAGTTCAGCTACTTCAGTAGCGTCTAAATCACTAGTATCTACTCCAGCTTCACCTTTTATTGAGACAACCTGAACACCAACCAGCTTAAGGCTACTGCCGTAGGTAATCCCATCCCGTAAAATATAAGGTTTTTGATAGAAACCCAGTTTAACAGTAGATCCTCCATAAAGTGGT